AACATTTCCGCTGCCATTAAAAACGGAATACTTGAATTCAAATTACATGGTCATAAGCTCAAAGGCCTGTTTACCCTTATCCATACGAATATGGACGATCAGGACAGAGACTGGTTACTAATCAAGAAAGACGATATATTTGCAGTCACTCATGTCTACGATGCGAAGAATATTCCATTGTATGATGAGGTATTTCTGTGATATATATGTTCCTTATGGTTAAATGATACTCACTTACATATATAATTTTCTAATTATATACGTAGCTTTATAACTCAATAGAATCTATTGTTTTGATGATTCAATTGATTTTTCATGATATTATGAGCGTATTATTATGATGAAAATAATTAACTAACAGAGACTATTGGGGTAAAACGAAGACTTGATAGTATACCCCTCTTAATATTTCGGTAACAAAAGACATTGTTACCATTTTTGATAGAAAACACCCATTGTTTTTGTCGGAAACCACCTCCTGTGTATACATTGAAAAGTTTATACTTGCATCGGGTTTTAAGCACGTTAAAAGATTCTTAGGCGTGTTTTACTTAAGGTGTAAAATATTAATCAAATCCGATATTAGTATGAATGATTGTTACCTGAATTTCTTAGTAAGCTTCCGAGCTTTGTTTTCTTTAGATGTTGGAGCCAATTTAGTAAACAGTAAACAAACTATTGGCATCATTTTACCCGATTTGTCGTTTAAGGGGGGAAAAACGAAACGTGTCAATATGTGGTGGACCTGAAAACGACAGATTGCTTTGGTTGTCAAAGCGTTATGGTGGAGTAGGGGAGAGTGGTCTGGAAAAACGAAGCGTTTACATCGCTTTACATTGGGCTTACATTTGAGCTCCGTTTGAACGCCGTTCAAATGAAATGCTTTACACTGGAGGTGGGATAGGGGAGGTTTCGGGAGTGTTGTAGTCGATTGCTCTCCATGCTCCTTTTCTGGTCAGCTCTCATGTATAAAGATAGCGAAACAGGTCGGTTTATGCAAGTGGAGTAGGGGAGTACAAGATGTACTTTCCTTTTTATTTTATCTAAATTATTCCATATACTATATATTTGGTATATTTGCAGTGAAATAAATGCAATATACTATGACTAAAGTTATCCATGTACACTTGATTTATGAGAAAAGAAACCTCTATTTCGGCAGTATTTCTGCCATATTTGATACTTTGACTGAGAGCCAGGTCGGTATCACTAAGAGCAGCCTGTTACATGCCGGTTTGACTGATGGAGCCGTAAAATACACGAAACGTGCGATGATTATCCAGTCACACCTGATAAAGACTACCAGAAAGGGCTGAAACAGCCTTAGAATGTCTATAAAGCCGCTTTTTGCGGCTTTTTTTATGCCTTAGTGGTGGACTCTTTCCAGGTAGTACATATGAACGAAGCTGTTACTTATTTGAACGGTTTGAACAGTTGGAAAAACATAAAGGACGGACATTTGGATGGACATTTGGATGGACATTTTGGGCGTTGGAAAAACGAAACGTTTCGATTGGACGGACATTTGGACGGACATTTTTTTCTTGTTTTGAGAGCATTTTTCTATGAATATTTCTTTTTAGTACCTTGTTTTCCTTTGTTTATAAACTATTACAGGGGGTAAACAATATTTCGTATATAATTATTTACTCCCCTATATTTTAGCTTATTGCTCTAAAAACCAATGTTTTACTGTGTTTTGCCCCCTTTACCCCATAAAACTCGTTTTATCCGACACCTGCAAGTGTTGAACTCCTTGCATCCGAAACACGCCCCGTACTTTCCTGTTTGAGTTGCACGATTGTTTGTTTGAGTATTCCTATTTCTTCTGCCTGTTCTTTTATTGTTATCTGCTGTTCTTTTATAGTAGATAGAAGTTTATCGAATATTTCAGGGGGAAGACTTTGGCTGTTATCGAATATTTCTCTATCTTTATTTTTAGAAACACAGTTTGTTTGTGTATATTCTGTCGATGTTGGCTGGTTCGTTTTTGTCATCTCTCCCCTACCCGTCAAAAGCCACTCGCAGTTTATTGCGAATTTGTCAGCGATAGCAGCTAATACATCGAACCTTGGTTGCGTACCAGCTATGTAACTTCTAATATTGGACTCATTTACCCCAATAGCCTTCGCAAAAGGTAAGTTCTTTCCATCACAAAATTCTGTGATTAACATCTGTATTCTTTCTGAAATAGCCGACTTTTTCTCCATAATCGCATTATTTTGCTAAATTAATCGCATTTTAATGCGCAAAATCTTGCGACTTTCGCAGTAAAATACTATGTTTGCAGCGTGTTCAAAGTGTGAACACCGCCCCAAAGCTACAAAAAAGGCTTGAGGTGACAATGAGAAATATAAAAAGAAGAAAATGGAAGCAAAATTTAAAAAGGGACAAAGTGTAAGAATCACCAAGAGAAACGGTGAAGTTATTGATGGCGTAATCCGTGACTGGGACTATAACATTTGTTCTTTCGGTCGTGAATATAATGTCGATTATATGAAAGATGGCCAGGTTTGGACTGTGATATGTGTTCCGGAGGATGCCATACAAGAACTTCGATAGATTTTCCGGGCGGTTAGTTCAGTTGGTAGAACACACCAAGCTCCTGCAAGGGAGAGGTTATGGTCCGCGGTTCGAGTCCGCGACCGTCCGCTATAATAATTTAATATCAATGAATTATGAAAGAACGAATAGTCGTAGAATACAGCGAGGTGGGTAAAATAGCCGGTTTGCTGGGTTGTTCCCGGGAAATGGTTTCCCACTCCCTTGCGTTCCGCAAGAATAGTAAGTTGGCCCGTTCTATCCGTAAGCTCGCCATCGAGCGCGGTGGAACCAAGGTAGGTGGTAACCCTCAAAAGAAGGAAAGCGATGAAAAGTGAGTTGATTGCATTGTTCGGTGACCAGCTACGCTGGTTTATGCGCCTGAACTATAAGCAGCGTCTTTGCGTGCTTTACTTCTGTCTGAGTTTCGGGATCCTGCTTTCCCTGGTCTTTGACCACCCGTTACTGGAGCTTGCCGTCGTGTTGAACTTCGGGGCTTCAGCGAGACTGATAAAAAGGCATGTCCCTTTGAATGATTTGGAGGAGTGATAATCGAACAGGGAATGGAATACTACAAGAAAACATTGTGTGTAAGCTATCAGGAACTGACTTGTGGGGATGATCCGGTGATTACCAGAGGCGCCCTTGACAAACAGTTACAACGTGGTACCATTGAACGCTCCCATCGTGGTGGTGGAGAAGGTTCCCGTGCACAAATCATCTATTCCTCCCTTCCCGATAAATACCAGAAACGTTTTGTTGCCAAGTACGGTGACCCTGAACAGAAAATGATACGTGAAATGATTTTGAGCAAAGTGAAAAAAGACGAGAATGCGGAGCGGTTCTTCGAGGAGTACCGCTATGACAAGAACGGCGAGGAAGTTCCCCTTCCCGAACGGATCCAGGCAGAGTATGTATGGAACGCCTCCGTGCTTAACGCGCTGATCGGTGAGCTGGACACACTTCGCCCGAAACGCAACATGCTGGGCAGCAGCCGTAATGTATGGGAAACGTTGCTTCTTAGGGTTGAGGAATGGCGTGAGGAGTATGCGCATACCCTTCCGGGCAGCGAGGGCCGCCTGAAGAGTCTTATGAAGCAATACAGGCCGCAGAACTACGCGATACTGGTCAGCGGTAAATATGGTAACAGGAACACGCTGAAGATCGAAGAGGAAGCCGGACGTTACCTTGTGGCGCTGAAACGGAGCCGCGTCCCTGTCTATACCGACATGCAGATTTTCGAGGAATACAATCGTGTTGCTCCGGAGCGTGGCTGGAAACCCCTGAAAAGTGCCCGCAGCCTGCGTGAATGGCTTAACAGCCCCCGTATCGAGCCTTTGTGGTATGATGCGGTCTATGGGGAGATGAAGGCGCACCAGCGTTACGGCCGTAAGCACAAGACCGAGCTTCCCTGCCGCCGCGACAGCCTGTGGTACGGTGACGGTACGAAGCTGAACCTCTACTACAGGGATGAACACGGCAATGTCCGCACCATCGGCGTGTACGAGGTCATGGATGCCTATAGCGAGGTGCTGTTGGGCTTCCATATCAGTGAGAACGAGAATTACGAGGCGCAGTACCACGCTTACCGTATGGCGCTCCAGACAAGCGGACACAAGCCTTACGAGCTGGTCCACGACAACCAGGGCGGCCACAAGAAACTGGAGCGCTTGTCAGACGGTCTACTGTCAAAGATCAGCCATATCCACCGGCCGACCGCTCCCTACAGCGGTCAGTCGAAAACTATCGAGTCGGCTTTCGGCCGTTTCCAGAGCCAGGTCCTGCATAAGGACTGGCGGTTTACCGGGCAGAACATCACTACCAAAAAGGCATCCAGCCGCCCGAACCTTGAGTTCATCGAGGCCAATAAGGACCAACTTTATACCCTTGCCGAGCTAAAGGAGAAATAT